GTTCTATTGGCGAATTTGCCGGTATGAACGTGATTATGGATCCTGCAGTTAATACTGTGGCTCCTGGCACTGGCGGTCACCAGCGTGAGTTCTATTGCTATCTCACGAAAGCTGGTTCGATCATGGAGGGCGTTCAGCAGGAGCTTCGCATTGAAGCTGACCGGAACGTGCTCTCGAAGCAGGACGTCCTGTCTGTTGACTACCACTCCACCTATCACGTGATGGGCACTAAGTGGGGCGGCAGCTTCGACAACCCGAACAACAGCGACCTTGCCACTGCTGGCAACTGGGCCGCGACTTACGACATTGATCTGGTGCCTATGGTTCAGATCACCGTCAACAGCTCGCTGGATACCAGCACTATCTGATCTTGATCAGAGTAAAGGCCCTACCATTAGGTGGGGCCACCTTCTTTTTTGGCATGGCATACGGCACTTCCAAAAAGCTGACCACCCGGCAAAAAGCTGCGATGGAACGCCATGCAGAGCATCACACCAAAAAACACATGGCCGAGATGCGGCGTCTGATGAAGGCTGGTAAGACCTTTACAGAAGCGCATAAAATGGCAATGAAAAAAGTAGGGAAGTAAGCCGTGGCTGCAACGATCAACGCCACTCTCAGCAGCGCGTCAGCCAACAGCTACGTGACCTTGGCTGAAGCCAACACATATTTTGAAACCGTCCCAAGCAGCACTAACTGGGACAACAAGACGGACGACAAGAAAAACCGTGCATTGATTTCAGCCACTCGCTGGATTGATACGTTGAATTTTTATGGTGATCGTTGCGATGCAGACCAAGCTTTGAGCTGGCCTCGCAATAATTATCATGTTGACCGGGTAGAGCTAGTTTGCACAGCCATCCCAAACGACATCAAGTACGCAGCATTCGAGTTGGCGAATGCTCTAGCCAATGACACGGACTCAATTACAGGGTCTACCGGCGATACGGGGTTATACGAGTCCGTCAAGCTCGGTGAGATGGAAGTTAAGTACAACACTTCTAGTCAGGCTACGGGAACGGTCAATAATGTCTTTGATGTTTATCCTTGGCTCCAGTCTTACCTTGGTGCTTATTGCCTTGGTGGGAGTGGCAGTTACCAAGTCCGTACCGTAAGGGGTTGACATGGCTGGAGCGCTAGACAGTCTTTTCAAGAACGTCGCCAAGTCGGTTGTTGCTGACTTGGGCAAGTCTTTCGACCATACAATTACTTATACAAAGAAAGCATCTCCTAGCTATAACGTTGCCACTGGAGCGTTGACAACGACTGACACGACATATTCAATTGACGTGCCAGTTGAATTTATTGATTCTACGGAAGAACAGGAAGGGCAAGAACAGCGTAAGGCGAAGCTGTATGTAACTCCTAATTTAATCGGCGACAACCAGCCTAATTTTGAAGATACGGTCACCCTTAGCTATGCAGGGTCCAATCGGGTTGCTCAGATCGTGGATATTCGCACGTACAAAGGGGGCCAGGAGTATTTGTATATTCTTGAGGTGTTGTTCTAATGGCAAGGAAGCGCGGCATTGGGCAGATTGTGACTGACCTTGAGCAGCAGATCAATAGAGACTTCAATGCTTTAATCGCTCTTACTGTTGAAGGGCTTTCTTCTGACATAAGCCCCGTAGATACAGGGTTTTTTGCATCCAGCTGGAAAGCGTCTACGCAAAGGCCACAGGCAAAGGATGAAAAAACTGAGCCTTGGTCAAAGTATAAACAAGGTTCAAACAAAGGAACAGTTAAACCGCGTCATCCGATTCCTGAGTTTAATTATAAAAAGCAACCAACTGTCTATGTAGGGAATACGGCTGTATATGCCTTGCAAGCTTTTTCTTCTCCTAAATCAAGCATCCCACAGTTTGTCCAAGGTGAAATGCGAGATTTGGTAAATAGCACGTTCCAAGAAAAAAGGGCCGGTAGGATTTTTGTTCAAACTGGCCAGCGCTCAGTCGCACCTATTAATTATGAACAACTTGGTGGTTAAGCTATGACTCTTGTAAATGCTCGCGCTGCTTTTGAAAAGGCTGTAACCGACGCGGTTGTGGCAGCTGATGCAACCGTTTCAATGGTTTATGACAACGTTCGTTTTACGACGCCTGGCAAAACTAAAAAATACGTTGTCATGAGCGTCAACTTTAACCGCTCAACGCTGCAAAACCAAGGCGCAGCATCTGATTATTACAGCGGCGTGATTCAATGCAACGTCTACGTCCCAAAATCAGGTGGAACGTCGGTGCTGTCTGCGATTAGCGAATCTGTTATTGACGGTTTGACCTCAGTAAACGGCACTGGCTACACAGACACGTTTAATGTTTCTCCGAGAGTTATGGACGTTACTGGGCCAAGTCCTATTGAGCTAGAGGACCGAGCGCATTTTCTGGGCATTATTTCTTGTCAATTTACTGCAGTCGTGTAGTATATTGATCGAAACGGCATTGATTTATGCGGGCCACCGAACTGCTTCGGAACAAGTTTGGCGTCAGCCAGCTTTACAAATACGAAGTAAAAGAAGGCGACGAGGTGGTGCTTGAGGTGTTTTGGCACCCGCTTACCATCGACGAACGCGAGTCGATCCAGAAAAAGGTCGATGCTGGTGAGGGCAACGATTTTGCGCTTGGCCTGATGATTGAAAAAGCTTTGGACGAAGACGGCAAGCGGATGTTTCAGGACGGTGAAAAAGCTGCTCTTAGAAACGCTGTAGCTGCTTCTGTCCTTCAAGAGATTCAGCTAGCCATGTTGAACTCTGGAACGGAGCACAAAGTGGAGGAAGCGAAGGCAGACCTCAAAAGCAAGTAACGACTGGTATTTTATTTTTTTCTTGGCAAAGGAGCTGGGCATGACGGTTGCTCGGCTTTCGCGTGACTTAACGCAGGAAGAGCTAGTCGGCTGGGCTGCTTATTTCGAGCTGCATAACGAGCAGCAGGAGAGGGCGATCCAGAACGCTAAGGCAGGCAGAGGGGCGCGAACGATGGGTGGGCGGTAGACTGGAGCGCAAGGCTCTACGTGTTTCGCTGTGGCTAACTACGACGTAGATATAAAAATTGCCTTAAAAGGGTCTCAAAAGCTGAAACAGCTAACTGATCAATTAAAAGCAACTAATAAGGAAGTCGGCAAGCTTAACGCTGCAACAATAAAAGCGGCTAAAAGCCAAGACGAATCTTTTTCGATTAAAAAAATTCAAAATATCAATAATTATTCAAAAGCAGTAGCCAAGGCTGAGCGTACTTTGAGAAGAGCAGCTGCTGGCACCGAGCAAGAGCAATTAGCAGTTAAAGCACTTGTCGCTGCTAGAAAACAGCATAACCAACAGTTAGAGCGCCAAAACAAGCTCTTAAAAGAAGAAGAGTTGCTGCAGGGTGTTGGTAGGCGGCCAAAAGTAAAAGGTTCTAACCGAATAAGCGCTTCGTCAGGGCTGTCTTCTCCCTTGATGGGAGCCCGAGACATAAAAGGCTCTCCCATGGCAAGAGCTTTTGGCTACAAGCCGGGGGCAGGCGGCAGAGGCAGAGGGAGTGGCTTTGGTGGCTTGCAAAGCGCTGCACTTGGCGTTGGCTTTCCGCTGTTATTTGGCGGTGGAGCGGGGTCAATTGCTGGCGGCCTGTTAGGCAGCCTAGGCGGCTTTGGCGGTCAAATTCTTGGCAGTGCTATCGGTGCTCAGCTAGATGCGTTTGCCAGTTCAGCCGCAAAACTTGGGCAAGCATTAGACCCTGTAAATGGCAGCCTTGAAGATCTTGTTGTTGCTTCTGGAAACACAGGAACAGCATTTGGCAGTTTATTGGTGCGGATGGAGGAAGTTCTTGGGAAGGAACGTGCCATTGAGGCTGCAACCGCTCAACTAGCTACAGTCATTGGAACAAAAGGTGTAACAGCCTTAAGAGACTTTGGCCGAGACACAGCTGATCTAGGCAATGAGTTTGCAAAAGCTGTTACTCAAGTAACAGCTGCAATGGCTGAGCTTATTAACAAGACAGGATTCTTAAAATCTTTAATTGAAGTGCTAGCTAAAGATAATTACGTTAGAGCTGGGATGGCAAATGATACAGATCCCGAACTCCAACGCCTTAAGCAACAAAGAAAACAAATTGCTGTTGATGTCGTAAGAGACAACCCTTATCAAAGCAGTGAAGCTTTAGAGAAAGCATTAAGCGCCCAAGACGACTTAATCGCAAAACGAGCGCGTGAACTGGAAATTGCTAAACAAATAGAGTTAACAAATCAAGCAAACGCAGACATTTTAAACGAAAAAAGCGCTCTGCATAATGTAAACACAAATCTTTTGACTGCACAATTAGAGCTAGAGGCGTCAGGGCTAGATTTAACTACTGACGCTGGCTTAGCTCTCGCAGAAAAAGTTGAAGCAAGGCGTACAGATGTAAAACTGCAAGAAGCAATAAATGCAGGACTTAGCGTAGAGCTAGTCTTGCTCGAAGGCGCTGTTAACTTGGCAAGGCTTAAAAGAAGAGCTGAAGCAGCCAGAGACGCGGCAAATAAAAGAGGTGTTGGCGGCGGTGTTAATAAAGAAGAGGCTGTCCAAAAGGGATTAGCCACTGAAAGAGTAAAACAATTTGATCTTGATCTTCGCCTTGCAAGTATAGGCAAAGACAGGCTAGCCGTTATTCAGGACCAATTAGCTGCTATTGACACTCAAACCGCTTTAAGAGAGCAGCAAATACTAATAAACACAGAAGATGAGCGTTTGCAGCAAGCCAAGCTTGTAACGCTAAGCCTTCAAAGAGATATTCAACGTGAGCAGCTTAAGCTTGAAGAGCAAAAAATAATAAAACAAAGACAACTCCAAGATTTGCAGCAAGGGCGTGAACAACAGCGTTCTTTAAGAGAAATAAGCACCGATATTACTAGGCGGATCGCAGATGCAGGTCGCCTTACTACGGGCAATCCTTTTGAAGACGCACAGCTAGAGCTTCGAGTAAGCCAAGTCCGTAGGGAAGAAGATGCGATTACACAATTAACCGATGCTCTTGAGAAACAAAGAGATATTAGAAAAACGCTTACTGCAGACCAAACGCAAGAAATAAAGGTTACTGACCAAGAAATAATTAACTTGACAGAGCGGATAGAGCTAACCAAACAGCTTCTGCCTCAATTAGACGCAGCCGAACAAGCTCAGCTTAGGTTTAACCAAGCACTTGAAGCAGTGCAGCCGATTACAGATACAGTTGTAAACGGCTTGTTTACTGCAGTATCTGCAATTGCTGAAGGCACAAAAACAGCAGAGCAAGCGTTTGCTGATTTCTTGAAGAACATCGGCGACATGTTGATCCAAACCGCTGCTCAAATGATTGCTCAGTACATTGCAATTGGTATTGCTAAG